AGTATGGGTGTAACTACCCGCTCTGGTGCAGGATTCGGTATCGGTGCCAACCTAGTCGGGTTCCCTGGAGGCCTCTAACTCTGAGTATCCAGTAACGGAACAGTAATAATACATTAATGTATATATGGATAATCCATATTTCATATATACATGATTTAACACCCGCGCCTAAACGGTATTAATAAACTCCCAATCCAGTTCGTCGCAAATTTTTTTCCAAATAGAATCCTGTTCTATCAACTTTTCACGATCCTTTAGCATAGGTATGTGCGCAAGGTATAACGTTTGGTCGAGAAGTTCGAACAACTTGTACACTACGTAGTAGTAGTGTAGGAAGTTCACCCGATAATCTGGACAGTGTTTCGCATACGGATACTGAATCTCCATGAAAAAATTACATAACGTCTTCTCCAGTTCTTGACTTATCAACACTGGTTGTATACCCAACTTGTTCTTGATGAAATTAATGTGTTCGTAGTACTTGTTGTATCCCAGTTTCTTTAACAAATCTTTGCACTTGTAGTACGTCAAATCGCTCAAACTGATACGCTCCTTTTTAATCTGACTTTTTAGGTTCTCTATCACTTCTTCAGGGATCTGTGTCGTCTCCTTTCCTTGAAACTGGGATAAAATTTCCTTGAAGTGATTGATCTTCTTGTACGCATAGAAACATACTTCCTTAGGAGGCTCCTTATACGACGGCTTGTCGTTCTCGACGAGATATTTTATACTATTTCCACAAAGATTGCAAATCATCACGCCTTCGTCTTCAATGGGTGACATTTCGCCCTTATAACAGGAATTGCAAACGTCGGATGCATACACATATTTATCCACATCCAAAAAGGCATTGTCAATATTAGACAAATATCGCTGAATGATATTATGATTACTGCTCTCCATATTACGTATCGTTCTCTCGGCTTCCGTGTTCACCTTGAAAAAAGAATCCAACTTTGTATTTGGAACCATCTTGTTGCTCCCATCAGATATCTGCTTCTTGTTTTCAAAATATCCAAATACGTATTTAGAATTATCTAGAAAATAGTCGGACTTGCTCTGTTTTAGGCATCGTATTTCAGACTTGATCGCATTCATCCTATCAATCCGTTCTAAATGCTGGTCTAATCTCTGACCAGACGTTGCGCCGGCGGCGCAACGAGAATGCTTTTCTTTCATGGCTCGTAACTCCAACGTCAACTCGCGAATACGAATATCATCCTTTGAAAAACCAGATATTTTTTCAGAATGCTTGCCGTCTAGAGTGATAGTACTCTTCTCACATACAATGATCTTTTTGTCTGTTTTTGGTTTGAAGGACGGCATCTAGTACACAAGAACTGTAGTAATAAACTATACACGAATAACTCTATTTAGTTATACTTATACTATCTATTATGAAATAATATATAATACCATCGTAAAAATGAGAGAGAAATGCTGTGTACTCAATATATATCATGGATAGAGATCAGACATTACCCGACACCGACATGCAATCAATAGACACTAAAACGTTTGCGAAAATGTCCTTCATTTTCAATGCAGTCAATGACGGGTGGGCAATACGAAAAAAAAAAGATAAATATGTATTTGTAAAACCACATGGTAATCATAAAGAGGTATTCGAAACATCTTACCTTGATGCTTTCATAAAAAAGAACTTATATATACATAAGAAATAAAATACAATTCGGTAGTGTGCTTCGTATTTCGTGCATTTCGGGTATTTAGGCGTTTCTCACGATTTTTTTATCTTTACCCTTAGTATAACTACAATGGGAGGAGGCCTTATGCAACTCGTCGCTTACGGCGCACAAGACGTTTACTTGACCGGTAATCCTCAGATTACCTTCTGGAAGGTGACCTACCGCAGGTACACCAACTTTGCCATTGAATCCATCGAGCAGACCTTCAACGGTCAAGCCGACTTTGGCCGCCGTGTGACATGCACCATCAGTAGAAATGGTGATCTTGCATACCGCACCTACCTTCAGGTTACTCTTCCCGAGATCAACCAGAACATGAGCTCTCCTATCAACAGCCTGTATGCTCGTTGGTTGGATTTCCCTGGAGAGCAACTCATCTCTCAAGTTGAGGTCGAGATTGGTGGTCAGCGCATTGACCGCCAATACGGTGACTGGATGCACATCTGGAACCAACTCACCATGACTGCTGACCAGCAGAAGGGTTACTTCAAGATGGTTGGTAACACCACCCAACTTACCTTCATCACCGACCCCAAGTTCGCCGACATCGACGGACCTTGTGATGCCAACGGACCCCGCCAGGTCTGCGCTCCCCGCAAGGCTCTTCCCGAGACCACCCTTTACGTGCCCCTCCAGTTCTGGTACTGCACCAACCCTGGTCTTGCCCTTCCTTTGATCGCCCTCCAATACCACGAGGTCAAGATCAACTTGGACTTGCGTCCCATCGACGAGTGTCTATGGGCTGTTAATACCCTTAACTGTGATGGCACTGGTTCCCAAACAGCCACCACCGCATACAACCAATCCTTGGTTGCGGCTTCCCTCTATGTTGACTACGTCTTCCTCGACTCCGATGAGCGTCGTAGATTCGCACAGAACCCCCACGAGTACCTCATCACTCAACTCCAGTTCACTGGCGACGAGTCTGTCGGTTCCTCCTCCAACAAGATCAAGCTCAACTTCAACCACCCCTGTAAGGAGCTTATCTGGGTCGTTCAGCCCGATGCCAACGTCGACTACTGTTCCTCTTTGTTGTGCAGCACCGACCTTTTCAAGGTCCTAGGTGCCCAACCTTTCAACTACACCGACGCCATCGATGCCCTTCCCAACGCTCTTCACTCCTTCGGCTCTGCTGCCGGTATTGAGAATGGCGCAAACGCCGACGGTACAACCACCCAGGCGTTCCTCAACGGAAACACCTTCGTTGACCCGTCTTCTTATACCACTACTGCACCCAATGCCGGTGGTGATGCCATCGATTTCAGCATCGGTGTCAACTCTGGTGTCTCCGATGCCGGTTCCTTCGTCATGGCCGAGACCTCTCTCGACATGCATTGCTGGGGACAGAACCCCGTCGTGGTTGCCAAGCTTCAGCTTAACGGCCAGGACCGCTTCTCCGAGCGTGAGGGATCCTACTTCGACGTCGTGCAGCCATACCAGTCACATACCCGTCACCCCGACACCGGTATTAACTGCTTCTCCTTCGCACTTCGCCCTGAGGAGCACCAGCCTTCCGGCACATGCAACTTCTCCCGTATTGACAACGCCACCCTTCAATTGGTGCTTTCCAACGCCACCGTCCAAAACACCAACACCGCCAAGGTTCGTGTCTATGCCACTAACTACAATGTGCTCCGTGTCATGAGTGGCATGGGAGGATTAGCATATTCAAATTAAATCTAAGGTATTTAATAGTTACTTAGTAACAACTTAAAGACATTCATATTATATATAGTATAATATGAACTACACCGTGGAGTATGGTTTTGACAGCGAAAAACAGTGCGGAAAGGTTATTTTCAGCGACAAAGTTGTTCTGATGGATTTTAAGGACTTATTTTCTATTATTAATCATGATAGAACATTTACACGATACACTTCCGAGAAGCAGTTCCCATTTTATATGCGAAACCAACAACTGGTGAGTTACATGGAACACATTTTTAAATATTCCCCCGAGAATATAAACTATATTTTTAAAAATGGCGATTCATATGATCTACGACGGTCTAATGTTGAAATATTTCATAATTATCACACAACTGTCACCCAAAAATATGAGGTGACATCTTATCAACTTGGACATATTACTACCAATGGAAGGTCTGCGTATACAATGAAAAATCCTATATGGAGAATCAATGAAAATGGGACTGAATACATGTTGATGTATTGTGAAAAGGACACGTTATGTAAGCTATGTCCTATATCATATCAAAAAATACTAGATTTTGAGAATGAACAAAATAACAAGAAAAAACTTACTTTCTATAAACATACCAATGGATATATAGGTTCTCATGTTGATGAAACAAATGGATTACTCATTCATCAAATTATAAACGACTGTTATGGTAATGGAAAAGGTACACACCTCATTAGTGTTGACCATATGGACCAAGACCCATTAAATAATACATACGATAATTTACGTATCACAACCAGAAAAGAACAAGAACAAAACTCAAATGGTATCAAAAAAGGTACGAAACGAGCACGAAAGGCAGACGCCCACCCCTACCCCGAGGGGATCACCCATGATATGTTGCCTAAGTATATACATTATCCCAAACCAGAAGAGTACGGCACAAATGGAAAAACCCGCACCTGTTTCATTGTAGAAAAGCACCCCACCCTCATTGCCAACAAAAAGAGGTTCCTCTGTTCTTCCAAGTCGGAGAAAGTATCTCCCGAGGAGAAGTTGCAGCAGGCGATCGACATCTTGGCGTATCTGGACAAGGGCGAGATGCCCCCAGAAAAAGCGCCCGCGCTCCCGAAGTACTACTCGTTAATCGAAGCCCGCGGCAAGCCGCATCTGGTATACGAGCGAAGACGCGAAGACGGAACGCGCATGAACGTGAAGATGGTCTTGCCCGAGGACTTCGACATGTCTTCGCAGGTGGAGCGTTTGGCAGCGAAGGTGTCCGCAAAGTATCCCGATGTGGTAGTGGAAGCATACTAATGTTATACCCTACGAGAATGCTCTGAAAAGTCTATGGGTCTACTGGCATTTCATGTCTGCACATTGGACAAGATACACATTTTCTAGTTGGATAATGTGTCCATCTAGAAGACTTTTCGATATGTTCGTTCCAACAACGCGTACAATATGTATGGTTGCACTCCGTGGTGATGACGTCGTCGCGATTTATTTCCCACGATGAAGTGTGATAAGACCATTTAAATGACTTCATAGTATCGTAACAAATAGGGCATTCGCCGTCTTCTGAAATCTCTGGTGGGGTTTTTGCTAGGTCACGCTGTTTTTTAAACCCATGCCATCTGTAAACGAGTTCGTTAATCATTTTTTTTTTTGAATAATCCAGCGGAATTGGACTCAACATATATTTGCGGTTATAATGTCGGGTAGTTCTATGGGTTGGACCATGAACCACTGTGAGGTATTGCGCATAATGGTATGCGACATATCGCAACTCATTTGCGCGCAATAGGTGGAAATCAGGACAAAAGTCGTGCATCATGCAGTTCCATCCTTTATCGAGCAGCTCTCGTCTTCCATTCATGTTGCTATTACATCTGGTCATATGATGAGATGCACTGTTGCAAAACACACACCGTTCTACATCGCATTTCTTATGGTTCATTGTAAATATTTGACTGTAATTAACAGTTGTTGTTTGATGTGCACAGCATATAAATATATTATGCATTCAATTTTTCTAACCACGTCACATACCCACGCACTGGATGGTGGTGTTGTGGGATGTGCAAATGGGAGACAACCTAATAAGAATTGATTCATTCTGTCCCTACCATCCTACCGATGAGCTCCTAACTTGGCTCAGTGGGTATAATGTAAAGTTAGACACAGACAGCATATATGTGTCTGTGTAGTTGAAGTATCATCACGACTCTGTTGCGAAGTGTTAAACACATAGGGCCTTAGCCGGTTGTATGTAGATGAACCCCCTGTGGAGCTGATCACTCCCGTTGCAGGTTTGACATGGAGTAGTCTTCGGTGGCTATCATCAATCGAATGGTAGTTTTCCGTGTGGA